CTTACTAAGGAAGTAGCAGATATAGATATTCAGATTAGAAAGATAGAGGAAGATAACCTTAAACAAACAACACATACAACTAATACTATGAAGGAAAAGTTTTCACTTTTAAAGGCTATCAATGATGTAGCCAATAACAGACAATTAGATGAGAGGGCACAAGAGGTAGTAGGTGCTGGTATAGCAGAAATGCGTAAGGCAGGACAATCCTATAGCGGTCAAATTGTATTGCCTATTGAGGAAAGAGCGGATATTCAAGCCACTGTAGCTACAGCAGGACAAGAGAATGTAGCAGAGGATAAATTGGGTATTTTAGAGCCATTGAGAGCTAGTCTAGTATTGGCACAAGCTGGTGCTTCTTATATGACTGGTTTAGTGGGTAATGTATCTATTCCTGTTTATTCTGGTTCTAATGTTAAATGGGCTGGTGAAAACAGTGATGCAGAAGATGGTGCAGGTACATTCAGTGAAGTAAACCTAGAGCCTAAAAGACTGACTGCATATATCGACGTATCTAAGCAGTTCTTAATTCAAGATTCTAACAGTGCAGAAGAAATGTTGAAACGTGATATTGTATCAGCTATTTCTAATAAGTTGGAAGCTACTATTTTGGGTACTGCTGCTGGTTCTGCTACACAACCTGCTGGTTTGCTTAATGGTGTAACTGCTGATACTGCTGCTGTTACTTATACAGACTTTGTAAATATGGAAGCTACATTGGAAAAGGCTAACGTAAGAGGTGATATTAAATTTATCGTATCTCCATCTGCTAAGGCTGTATTAAAGACAACTGCCGTAGGTGGTACGAAGTCTGATTTTAATATGATAATGAAGGATGGCGAAGTAAATGGTTATCCTGTGCTTTGCACATCTGCTGTAGCTGATAAAGGCATTGTTTACGGTAACTTTAGTGATCTGGTAATTGGTCAATGGGGCGGAATCGACTTAACAGTAGATCCATATACACAGGCTGCTAAAGGTAAAGTAAGACTTGTTATCAATGCTTACTTTGATGCTAAGCCTAGAAGAGCAGAAGCATTTGTTAAGAAGGTTCTTAAAGCCTAATTATAGTCTATTTAATAAGTAGTAAGCTATGTATATAACTTTAGAACAAGCTAAGAAACACCTGCTAGTAGATGAGGATTTTAGGGCAGATGATATGTACATTCTGGACTTAATTACTGTAGCAGAGGATTCAGTATCTAAACATTTAGACATAGCTTTAGATGAATTAGAAACAGGTGGTACTTTACCACCTGCTATAATTCACGCTATGTTACTAATGATAGGTAACTTATATGCAAATAGAGAGCCTGTAGCATTTGGTACAGTAGTTAAACTGCCTTATAGTTATGAATACCTTATAGGACTTTATAAACACTATGAAATAAAATGAGAGCAGGACTATTAAATTATCTGATTAGCATTCAAGCACCTGTAGTAGTTAAAGATGTATATGGGGCTAATGGTATAGATTGGAGAGATATTATAAGTACCAGAGCGCAGGTTACATATAATACTGGAAACAGACAGAACCAGAATAATGAAATAATCCACTGCTATACAGTTACCTTTACCATAAGGTTATATCACAAGGTTAATGAACAAATGCGAATTATTTGGAATGGTAATAAGTATAGGATTCTTAGTATTAACCGAGAATTATATAAGCAATCAATAACCATAGTAACTGAATTGATAAATGAATAATATAGAGGTAGATGCCAGACAGGTTACTTCTATGTTCGCTGATTTGACAAGCAGACAGCAAAGGCAGGTCTATAGAAATGCTTTAAGAAAGGGTGCTGGTATCTTAGTCGGTGAAACTAAAAGACAGCTAAGGCAGACTTTAGGCAGGGCAGCTTCTAGTAGAAACTGGTGGAATGGTAAGACCTTAATAAGTGGAATCAAAGCTAATGCTGATAGAAACGGAGAAGAAGCTAAAGTACATATTATGGGTGACTTTAGATTGAAGTTCTTTGAACTTGGTACCAGAGTTAGAAGAACCACTGGTAGTAATACTGCATCTGTTAGAGGGAGGAATCCTATTAGAAGGCAGAGAGTAGCAGCTAATAGAGGTAATATCAATGCAGCACATTTCTTTAGAACAGCTAAAACCAATAAGGAAAGAGAAATCTTTGATAATATGGATAACCTTATAAGCCAATCAATTCAGAGAATAGCAAATAGAACCAGACGATGAGTTTACAAGTAGGCAAAGCAATATATAACTTGCTTAGTAATGATGCTAATGTTACTGGCAGGGTACAAAATAAAATATATCCCTTAATTGCTGATACAGGTACTACATTTCCATTCATTGTTTATAGAAGAACAGGTATAGAACCATCTGATAGTAAAGATAGGTTTATCTATAAAGAAGATACTTATGTAGAAGTAGCTATAGCTTCTGATAAGTATAATGAAAGTATAGAAATAGCTGATTCGGTAAAGGATGCCTTACAAGGTAAAAGGGGTAACTATTCTGGTATTAACATACAGGATATTAGAATGACAAACGCAGATGAGGATTATATAGAAGATACATTCATTCAGAACCTTACATTCAACATAAAGACAAATGGCAGGACAAGTAATTAATGGCGGTGATTTGATGCTGTTTATAGATGGCAAATCTATAGCATTCGCAACCAGCCACAAACTAAGTATAAATGTAGAAACAGTGGAAACCACTTCTAAGGATAGCGGTGGTAAATGGGTAGCTAAGGCTGCTAGAAAGATTAGCTGGAACTGTAGTACTGAGAACCTTTATTCTAATGATGGTGAAGGTATGACTTTTGACCAGTTATTCGATAAGCTGACAGCCAGAACACCTATCAAGGCTGTATTCTGCTTAGAGAAAGATTATTCAACAAAGAAGGATGAAGTACCAGAAGGGGGATGGTTGCCAGCTACTACTGGAATTTATTCGGGTAATGTTATTATTACAGCACTGGAGGCTAATGCGCCTAATGGAGATAACGCAACATTTACAGCTTCATTTGAAGGTGTTGGAGCACTTACAAAGACAGCATAATTATAAGCCTTTATATCTCTAGGTTATGGAGGTGTAAAGGCTTTCTTATTTTAAATACTTATTGATATGACTATTAAAGGACAAGACTACAAACTGAAATATACTCTAAGGGCACTATTCATTTATGAGCAAGTAACAGGAAAGATATTCAAATTGGAAACAGTTACAGATGAATATTTATTCTTCTATTGTATATTGGCTGCTAATAACCCAGATATGCAATTAACCTTTGACGAATTGATAGATGCCATTGATGAGGATATGAATTTAATGCTGGAGTTTCAGAGCTTCTTAAAGAAGGAACTGGAGAAGCAACAGCTATTCATTACTAATAATACAGATGCTAAAAAAAAGTCCTAACCACTAAGGAGATATATTCAGCCTTAGTAATAGAAGGTGGACTAGACCCAGAATATGTATTAGACAAGATGCGGATGTATGAGCTAGAACCACTGATTAGCAATTTACATAAGAAAGACAGGAATAGCTGGGAACAGGCTAGAATGATAGCTTATGTTATAGCGCAATGTAACAGTACTAAGAAGTTAAAGCCTACTGATATAATGCAGTTTACTTGGGATGAAGAAAGTTCTACTAATGATACATCTATTAGTAATGAAGATATTAAGAGATTACGAGAGAAAGCTAAACAATATACAACACATAATTAAATATGGCTGATTTAGTAACCAGACTATTATTAAATAGTAGTCAATTCGATAATAATATAAGGCAGTCCACACAACAAGTACAGCAGTTCCAACAGGTAGGCAGGAATATCACAGCTACCATAGGTAGGTTTGCAGGCGTATTAGGTGTAGCTTATGGAGCAACGGAACTATTACAAAAAGGACTTAACAGTAATGCAGCCTTACAAGATAAATATAACTCTTTAATGCGTACTGGTTCTACTGTTACAGAGCAATTCTTTTCATCTATCTATTCTGGAGATTGGACAGTATTTAATAATGGAATATTAAACGCTATTAAGAATGCAAAAGACTATGTAGATACTTATAGAAAGCTACAAAAGACCTTGCAAGTTAATAGTATTAGATATGAGCAAACAGATGCTAAAAAGAACCAACTGGAATCTATTATAGAAGATGATTCTTTAGCTCCAGAGGTTAGAAAGAAGGCACAGCAGGAATTAGATAAACTCCTTATAATGGGTATTGCCGACATTAGAGAGATGACAGATACAGTTACCAAAGGATTAGAAAAGATGATAACTAAAACTGTTGGAGAGGGTAAGTATATGAATACTGGTAACGCTCAAAAGCTAGTTCTAGATGTATATGATGAGAATAGTGATGTAAGAAAAGAACTAGAGAAATACAGGGCTGCTAGGGATGCTGCTAACACTGGACAATCATTATACCAAATGACAGGTAAAGGTAGTTATCAAGACTGGAGCAACCAAGTAAAGCAATATAATACATATACCAAAGAAGCCAGAGAAAGAAATGACGAGCTAATAAGATTGGCAGATTCCTTGAATGAAGAAGTATTTAATTCCTTTACAGACCTATTCGACAAATTGAATGATTTGAATGATAAGGCTGGTACTTGGGAGAAAGATAGAGCTGGTGCGAGGGATGAAATAGCTGGAATTAAAACTAGTACTTCTGTAAAAACAAGTGAAGTTATTCCTGTTGGTACTATAGTAGAGTTACAGAAGAAAATTGGAAGCCTTAGAAAGAGTTATGAAAGTGCGGCAGATGAAGGTTCTAGAGTTGGATTTATGAAGGCTATTAATGAAGCCGAAACACAATTAAAGATGATGCAATTAAGGGCTACAGGAACACCTTTATTAGTCGGTGGAGATATTAGTAAGCCTGTTGGAAAAAATGTAACAGACGATTTAAAATCTGGCTCTATTCAAATCAAACCAGTATCTACTGGTGCTATTGAACTGAATAATGATTATGCTGATTCTCTATCAAATATTGCTACTGTAATGGGTTCTATTACCAATATAACAAATGAAGGTGCTGGAGCTTGGTTAAGCTATGGAGCAAACATAGTTAATTCTGTTGCTGCTGCTATACCTGCTCTTACTTCACTAACTACAGCTTTAACAGCTAAGGCTGCTGCTGAAAGTGCAGGTAGTGCCGCTGCTGTGCCTGTTGTTGGTTGGATTAATGCTATTGCTGCTATTACAGCTATTACTGCTGCTATGGCTTCTATACCTAAGTTTGCTAATGGCGGTATTATTGCTGGTAATAGTACTATTGGTGATTACAATATAGCTAGAGTAAATAGTGGTGAAATGATTCTCAATAACAGGCAGCAGAAGAATCTGTTTAACCTTTTAGATGGTAAAGGTGGGACTTCCGTTAATGCTGGTGGAGAGGTTAAATTAAGAATCGAAGGCAGGGATTTGGTAGGCGTTCTTAATTCTCAAACAAGTAAGACAAGTAAATACAAGTAATATGTACAACCTTATATATACAGTACCATTTACTAATGTAGATGGAGAAGCCTTAACTGTACAAATACTAGAAGATGGTGGAACTGGATCACCTGTAGAACTTACAGGTGGCACACCACCATTCATAGTAGATGTAAATGACGAAGATTTTTTATACAATCCTACTAGATTCAGTGGAGCTACTTTAAAATTAGTTGGAAGTGATTACTTACAGAAGTTATTCAGTACGCAATACCAGAGATTTAAAGTTAATTTGGTAAAGGCTGGATCTGTTATCTGGACTGGCTTCATAACACCAGAACTATATTCACAGGACTATGATAACAATTTATTCGAATTGAATATAGAGTGTATATCGGCTTTATCTACTTTGGAGTACATAGACTTTAAAGATGAAGGAGCTACTATTACATTGATGGATATTATTAAGAAATGTATCACTGAAAGTAAAGGTGATTTTAGAGCAGTTTATATGCCTAATACATATACATCTTCTTTAAATGGTATAACTGTAAGTACAGCTAACTTCATTGATGAGGATGGCAAAGCAATGCCTTTAAAGGAATGTCTGGAAGAAGTTTGCAAGTTCCTTAACTGGACTATTACAGAATATGATGGAATAGTGTACTTTATTGATATGGACT